CCTTTAGTTGGGAAACTAACTAAAGGAGTTTTTAAATGCAAACATGGGTCTATGACGCCCCTGCTGGGGTCTATAAGAACCACGATATGTCATCAAAACTTAGATTCGCAGCAATTGCTGAAACTAAGTTTATGCAATTCGTTCGTCCCGAACCTGGATATGGGAAGAAAAAGGGCGAATCAATCTCTATTACAAGAGTCGCAAATATTGATGTTCCTACTTCTGGTAGAATTTTAGAAAACAACAGAATTCCTGAAGATGAACTAACTTTATCAACAACCTCTATCACTGTAAGTGAGTGGGGAAGATCGGTTCCATTTTCTTCTTTGTCTGAAGATCTTGGTATGTTCAACATGGAGAATATGATTCAGAAAAAGTTAAGAGATCAAATGTCTCTTACTCTTGATAACGCAGCAGCTGAAGTTATGACTTCAGGCTATGTTAAAGCAATTCCTTCTGGCGCATCTTCATTAACATTTGACACTGATGGAACAGCTTCAACAACTGCTTCTGTGAATTTAAATGTTTATCACATTGAGCAAATTAGAGACTATATGTTTTCTACGCTTCTTGTCCCAGCATACGAAGGTGACGATTACATTGGTTTAGTTTCTACTAAGGCAAAACGCGGATTGATGTCAGATCCGGCTTGGGAGTCTTGGCATAAGTACACGGACCCTGAAATGAAGTTTAAGTCTGAGATTGGTCGAATGGAAAACATTCGATTTATCGAAGTAAATAACACTAGTGCTCTTTCTGGATCTTTGGGATCAGGATCAGTTCTTGGTGAAGCGGTAATTTTCGGTGCTGATTTTTGTGCAATGGCTGTTGCTCAAGATCCGGAATTAAGAGTAGCAATTCCTCAAGATTATGGTCGTCAAAAAGGTGTTGCTTGGTATGGTATTTTGGAATTCGGTTTAGTTTGGGGGGCTAGCAATATCAACCCTGGCGAATGCCGAGCGGTTCATGTAACAAGTGCTTAATATTTAATTTATAAGGAGATATAAAAACATGGCATATCCACAATCGGGAAATCACTTAGCGTTTTTTGTTCCAATTATCACATTGGCTCAAAACGCAGCTGAAGTTTTAAAAGAAGTAGATATTGGAGCATCATCCGCTGATCACGGCGAACTTGTTTGCGTGAAATCTTGTCGAGTAAAAAGACTAATGTTTACTCTTACAAGCGAAGCAGCTGGCGGGTCAACAACTGCCCCAACTGTTATTTTCACTAAGAGACCAACGCCGCTTTCAGCAACGGGTGAAGCTGTTGTTGAGACAATTGTTGTTCCACATGGAACAGCAATCGGTAAAACTGTATATGTTGATCTTGATCCATATAAGTTTAATGTTGGCGACTCGATGGAAGTTTCTTGGACTGTTGGTGTTGGATCACCTACAGGTCAGGGAGTTTATGCATTTGAGTGTGAAGAAGTTGTTGAGGTTCCAGATAACAACTCTGACATGATTGAGTCGGCTTAATATTTAATTTGTGGCAGGGCTTGGGGTTTCTCTAGTTTTCCCCTTGCCTTGCTCACTTTAAACTAGGAAAAAGGATTTATCATGGCTGATATAGCGGCTGGGGATGTAACATATACAATGTTAACTAAGCATATTAATGATGCTTGTTTTAGGAATTTTACTTTTACTGTTGCTTTTGGCGATGGGGCGTTGACTTATCCTTCTGGCGGCATACCGCTAACCAAAGCAAGCCTTGGTTGTCCAAATGTGATAAAAAGTTTAAAAATATATTCAGACAATGCTGGCAGCGGAGTGCTTTACAAGTACGACGCCGCCAACAATAAAATTAGACTTTATAATGCAGCAGCATCTCATACTCATACGTTATTTCTAAATAACGCTGATGTTGCCGATGGAGCATCGGCGCGGGTAAATGCTGGGACTAACTTACTTGGCGCAAATACTGGGTCTGATATTTCTATTGCTGGTGTTGCGAATACTTCTGGCAGCGGCGGTATTGTGAATAGTTCGGCGGCTGTTGCAACAGAAGTAACTGCGGCAAGCTATGCTCCCGCAGCAACAACATTGTATGTTGACGTTATTGGTTGGTAATAAAAAAACAAAACTAGAGAGGAAATTATGAAACAAAGAAAAGAAGAAAAATCTTTTGATTATCGAGGGCAAGTTCTAAATAAAAAAGGTCAAGTCGTCACTTATCAGCCGTACAGAATGGTTATCGAAAAGGGAGTTAGAAAAATTGAAAGACCCCCAGGGAGCGGTAACTTTTATGATGCTGCTGGGAATTTGCTAACAAAAGGTAAGTAAATTATACTTCTGATTTGGGGATAGAATGAATAGCATGAATTTAATTGTTGCGCCTTATGTTCAATACTCAAATCAGACTTATGACGTAGCAATAAGTGAAGCAAGTAATTATCAGCTTTTAATAAAAGAAATAAAGGCAAAAAATGGATCTGCGGCGGCCAATGACATTTGTCTTGGTCATGCGTTTAATTCAAACGAACAAACAGCTGGCGCATCAGGAAATAACTATGTAATTCAATGCAAAGAAAAATTTGGAATGGCCGCATTGTATTTAACAACTGCTGATACAAGCGGTGTTACGTTTACTTATGAATATTACAATGGATCAAGTTGGGCTTCGCTAACACTTCAAAATACTCCAAGTCTTGTTTCTACTGGGAAAAAAGCAATTTTGTTTAATTCCCCCCAAGACTGGGGTTTGGATGGATCTAGTTATTATGCAATCAGAATTGTGGCTTCTGGCACTCCAAATTATGTAATTGCTGGCGTAAAATGCTGCGGCGTTTTGTCTTATCAAAAAAACGTATATCCTGGCGGTGAGGCTGAGATTTGTTTTGAATCAAGACCTTTGTTGCTACAAGGCGGTGAAGGAATTGTCCCTTTCTTCCTTTATTCAGATACTTCGAATAGTATAAAAGCTGTATATCAAATAAACCCTTAAAAAAGGGGCATAAATGGCTTTTGAAAGAACAAGTGCAGAACTTGTTGATGAAATACTAGAATTATCTGGCGAAACGACTGATGGCACTTCAGATTATGAAGATCTTGCCTTAAGAAAATTAAACAATGTTTATAAAGGTCTTTTATCTGGCGGGTCTGAATTTGGAGTAGATATTGCTGAACCGTGGGTTTGGGCGCAAGCAAAAAAACCAATTATTTTAGAACTAAAGCCAACATATGAAGGAACAGCGACGTTAACAAATGGTTCATGGGCAGGCACTTTTTCGGTCGCGCCAAGTTATTCTTTAGAAGGGAGGTTTTTCCGTGTTGATTCGAGGGCTGATATTTATAGGATTGCTTCTCATACTGCTGCATCTACTAGTTTTTCACTCGATCAAGCATACCTTGACGATTCTGGTACCGTAACATTTTCTGCATACAAACTTGATTATGATTTAACTGATGACGTTATTATTGTTGATTCGACCAACAATAAAATAAATTTCAAAGAAAACTCTGTTACTGAATTAACAGCAACGCTGACAAGTGGAGTTTATTCGCCAACAACTTTTTGTACTGAAGTTGATACAAGATTAACTGCGGCTGGGGCTCAAAGCTATACAATTTCTTTTGATTCAGTAACAAGGAAGTTTTCTTTGGTCCAAGGAGGGACTTATTTTAGACTTCTTTTTGGAACAGGTACAAACGCAAATGTAAGCGCGGCGGGGCTTTTGGGTTTTGATGACAATGATCAAATTAGCGCAACAACATACACTTCACAGTATGCAAAAAGTGGAATTTTAAGAATCACAAAACCAATTACGATTTTTCAAGACTCTTCGGCATATAATGTTTCTAACAGAGAATCTGGAAAGGTTTTTCTTATTGATAGCAGTACTTTTTTAAGAGAGTACCCTCTAACAAGAATAACAGAAGAAATTCCAGACAAATTTTGCTTGATTGATCAAAATAGATTTGGAGTTTGTCGGGCCAGGTTTAATACTTCTGTATCAGAAGATTCTATTCGCGCTGAAGTTGAATATATACCAGTTCCAAGATCTTTGTTTGACAATAGCGCAAGCATTCCTTTAGTGCCAGGTAGTTATGCCGATTACTTAGTTTTTGCAGCGACTCATTATGTTTTACTTGATAAGTCTGACAATAAATCAGAAAAGTATTTTCAACTAGCTCAAGCAAAACTTCAATCAATGTTAAATGATGCAAGAAAAGGGAAATCATCAGCTGGTTTAAATTTTGGGAAACTTGTTCCAAGAAAAGCACAGTCTAGAAATAATGGATGGTTTCGGTAATGGCTTATGTTGGAGCAACGGCAATAATTCCACTTGGTCAAATTGGTTTAAGAACTGATGGGCCACTAACGTCTATGCCTCCAAACGCTTTAACTAAAGCGAATAATGTTTCTTTATTTGCTGGTAGAATTGAAAAAGCTAGGGGCTCAACAAAGTATAACTCTTCGGCTCTTGCTAGTACAAACATTGTAGCGATGTGGGATTGGTGGCCAACGCCTAGCCTTCAGCGATTAATTATTGCAACAAGTGATGGCAAAATTTGGCGAGATACTGGTGATGGCACGTTTATGTCTGGGTCTGCAATAAGAAACTTTGCAACAACAATTACAACGGACACACAGTTTTGCGAGGGCGGCCAGGAAGACGCAACAAACAATAAAAAACTATTTATTTTCACAAGCGCAGTTCAGGTTCATAGGATTTCTGCTGATGGAACATCAACAAGTGCGATTACAACACCAAACGCAGACTGGTCTGCTGGGTCTTATCCTTCTTTTGGAGTATTATATCAAAGACGGCTTTGCGTTCTTGGATCTTCGGCAAATCGTCATACGGTATATTTTAGCTTGGCAAGCGATCATGAAGATTTTAACACTACTCCTTTAACTTTTGAAATATTCCCAGGTGAAGGTGATGGATTAATTTCAGCGACTGTTTATAAGGGTCTTTTGATGTTGTTTAAAAGACCTTATGGCGTTTACCTTCTTGATGGCAGAGATCCAAATACGTCAAACTGGACTGTTTCTAAATTTTCTGATTCTTTTGGAATTGCATCAAGCCATTCTGTTGTTCAAGCGTTAACTGATGTTGTTGCGGCAAACTCCTTTGGATCTTATACAAGCCTTCAGGCAAGCCAAAGTTTTGGAGATTTTGAAGCTGGTGATATTTTAGCTAATAATGAAGTTGAAGATTATATTAGGTCTGAATTTTCTTCTTATGGTCTTCCTTATGTTCAAGGGATTTATTATCCAGAAAAAAAGACTATTTATTTTAATGGCCAATCTGGATCAACAGATTTAAGAAACAAAATGCTTCTTTTGGACATGAATAAGTCTGCTTTGAAGTTATCTCTAGACACAAAAGAAGAACCAAATTGTTTAGCTTTAAGAAGAGATTCATTTGGAATTCAAAGGCCAATTGCTGGGGATAAGGATGGCTTTGTTTGGAAGCTAGACCAATCTTCTTACAACAGAGATTCTGCTGCTTATACTGGGGAATTTCAAACCGCATATACAGATTTAGGATTTGTTAGCTCTGAGATTGCGGGCAAGAATAAAATATTTGAATTTATAGAAGTTAACTTTATTGCAACAGGAAATAACAACTTTTATGTTGATGTTTATGTTGATGGGTCTCTTCGGCAAACAGTAACAATTGAACAATTTGCTGGCGCGGCGCTTGGATCTTTTGAGCTAGACGATGACACCCTTGGCGGTGACTTAGCTGGGGCAAGAGCAAGAAAAAAACTTAAATCTTGTTTTGGATCAAGAATTAGTTTTAGAGTTTATAACTCTAATGCTGATGAAGGATTTAAGGTAGAAAGATTAATTGTTGGGTTTAGAATTTCTGATGAACAAGATTCTGGATCGGAGTAAAAATGCCATTTAGTAGGGTAAAGACATGGACAACAAATGAAATATTAACAGCTTCTGACTTAAATGCAGAGTTTGATAATGTTGTAACTAATGTTAATGCGTTTTTAAATTTAGATTTAACAGATATTGATGACGCTTCTTCGAATGCAACGAATATGCAAGCGGTCACAAGTCCAGGCGCTGTTGGATCAGAAAGTCTTGCGACCGATGCGCTTGGTGAGGTTCAACGACTTCGATATGTAATTAAAAGACTTGTTGGTGCTCAGTGGTACACTGATCCAGGTAGATATTTAACAGCTGGTAACCTAGCTGTTGCAACAGCTGATATTAATTCAAGTGCAGTAACAACAGCAAAGATTGCCGATAGTAATGTGACAACAGCAAAGATTGCCGATAGTAATGTGACAACAGCAAAGATTGCTGATGGAGCAATTACAAATGCAAAACTTGTTTCCTATACGCCAACTATTGCAAGTGGATGCGGGGCTTATACTGGAACAGCAACAGTCGCAACGCAAATTACAAATCAGTCAATTAGTGTTACAACTTATGGCCGTCCTGTGATGTTATGTATAGTCCCTGCTGGTGGCCAATTAAGCATTGGTATTGAGGCTGTTGTTGCTGGGGGAAGCATGGATATTAGATGGCTTAGAGCCGGAAGCCCTGTTGCGCAATTTCAATTTGCGGGGTCTTTTACTTCTTATCTTGGCGGCGCAAATGGTCCATTTGTTCAAACTACTCCAAATCTTATTCACATAGATCAACCAGCAGCTGGGACATATACATATACCTTGGATTATAAGGTGACAAACTCAACAGCTTTTTTTAATTACTTTGCAATAACTGCGGTGCTTTTATAAATGGAAAATCAGGCATTAAGTAATTTATTACAAGCACAGTACAGCGGATTTGAAATGTTTCAAATGCCGCAAGAACAACAACCTGTTGTTGAACCAATTGAGCCAAAGGCCGAATTACTTGATAAATCTCAAGAAGATTTTGGCGGTAGCAAGTTTTTAAATTATTTAAACAAACTTGGCATTGAAGGAAATGACATTGCCATGAATGACTTTGGTAGAATTAATTTACTAAAAAAACTAGAGCAAAAATATGGTCCTGGTTATCAGAAAGAATCTAATGCTTTAGACGCTCTTTCTCTTTTTGATAGTGAAATGCAAAAGATTTCTAAAGAATCAATAACTTCTGGACAAAGGACATTACGCGCTCTTTTTGGAGGCTAATGGTTATTCAATTTAATAGAAATGATGAATACGGCGAATCACTTATTGAGATTTATCACTCATGGTGGGGGGTCAGAAAAGCTGCGTGTTTATCAAATGAAATATTATCAGATTTTGGTATATGTTCTTTTATAGAAAATAGGCCAATATTTATTTCTTTTTTATATCCTATTCTTGGATGCAAAACAGCACTTTGGGGATTTCAAGCAGCAAGTCCTGATGCTACAAAAGAAGAAAAACATATAGCATTAAAAGAGTCAGCTACAGCGGCGAGTGAGATCGCAAAAAGAATGGGCTTTACACTTCTTATGTCATATCCTGGTCATGCTGGTTTATGTGAAAAACTTGTTGAAAATGGATTTATAAAATCAGAACCAGCTACACAAATTCTTAGGAGAGTATCAGATGGGTGTTGAAGTAGCAGCTGTTGCAGCGATTGGGGCAGCAGTACAATATGAAGCTGGTAGGCGAGCGGCTGGGGCTCAAGAAGATATTGCAAAAGCGCAGCTTGGGCAACAAAGGGCTGATAGGTCCCTTGCGGCAAGATATGCCGAGCCAACGCCGGAAGAACTTGCGCAATTATCAAAATCAATTTCTTTAAATGATCAAGACATTGCAAGAAAACAAAAACTTTTAGATTCTTCAGATCCGGCGTTAATTGAAGCGGGAAAACAGGCTTTAAATTTGTTAAGGGGTGAAGAAGCAAAGTCTTTAAATCCATTAAGACAACAACAAGCAAAGGATAGGTTAAAGTTAGAAGATAATTTGCGAGCAAGGCTTGGGTCTGGATACGCAAATACTTCAGCGGGAATTCAGGCTCTTGCTGCTTTTGATGAGGGATCTCAGAGGGCTCTTTTTGATGCTCAGGAAAGATCTTTAGCAAGCCTTCTTGGTGTTGCACAGTTTTCTCAAGGAGCTGGTAATTTACAGCAAAATATTTATATGTCTTCGGCGCTTACTGGTCAGCAAGGCGCAATTAATCAAAGAAAGATAAATGCAATTTTAGGTACTCCGATAACTGCATCTGGGGCTGAGTTTGTTGGCGGTCTGCAAAACGCAAGAAACGACGCTCAACTTGGGGGAAGCATAATTAGCGGTGCGGGCCTTTATGCCGCACTTAATGCAAAAAATCCAAAACCAGAATCTGATAATAATAATTATAGAAGCGGCGGTTATGATTCGTATGATGACTCAATAGCTGTTGGCGGTCGGCAGGTGGCAGCCCCGACTAGTTCTGTTGTTCCATATAGGTATCAAGCCCGAGGTTATTAAATGAGATCTAGTCAAAAACCCGCAAGCCTTGCTGAGTTAGTCGGTAAAGATGTTAAAGATTTATCTTTTTCAGATTTGCCAAAAATACTTGGCGAGAAAATGCCAGAAATGCCATTTAACAGAATTGGCCGCTTTAGATTAACAAACGCTTTAAGAATGAGGTTTGGTCCTGGGTTTAGGAATATTCCTGGCGTTCAAAACATCATAAAAGATTTTGATGATAATATGAGTGTTGAAAATATTGTAAAAATAAATTTGGAGGCAAGAAATGCCAAGTCTAACTGAGATGCTTGGCGGGCAAATAAACCCGCAATCAAATATTGTTGGTGCTTTAGATGAAGGGGTAAAAACTGGACTTCAGCTTGCAACGGCAAGTGAGCAAATTGAGCAAAAGAAAATTCAAAATGAACAAATGAAAGAACAGTTAGAATCTGCAAAGTTTAATAAAGCAATTGGATCTTTACAGACTTTGGCAAAAACAAGACCTGAGATTGCAAAAAAAATGATTCCAAGAATTCAACAAAATTTAGAAAGTGCTGGCATTGCTGTAGATCCGGCAATTCTTGATGTTATGGCAAGCGATCCTGAATATAAAAGAAGGTTAAATGCTTTAGGTGATATTGTGTCTGGTATGGCAAATGATCCAGAAAGAAGATCTAGCGCACTTGCTGCTATTAATGATTTAGGAATGTATTCTGAAGGCATTAGTGCTTTAGAAAAGCAACAAGGACAACGATTTGCTCAGGGTCAACAAAAGTCGGCTCAAGAGTTTCAGTCTGGCGAGGCAGAAAAACAAAGAGCGTCTCAAGAAAAAATTGCCCACATTAAGGGTGATCAAGTGTCAGCACAACAGGACCTTAGGCAAGAACGAATAGATATAAGCCGACACAACTCTATTCTTAACAGATTAAATTCTAAAGACATTAATGATCAGTTAAAACAAATTAGAAATCTTTCAAACGCAAAAGCACAAATTCTTGGAGGCACAAAAGTAACGCCTCAGCAGCTTCATGAATTGCAACAAGCAGTTAGATCAAATCTTGGAATAAAAGGAACTGGCGGGGTGGACGAACGCGCAGCTACTTATTTTAAAAACTTAGGTTTAAAAATAGCTGAAGTTAATCAGTTTTTTACAGCAGAACCAAGCGACGTTAATAATTTTGGAAACACAGAAGTATTAAAACACTTAATGGCTCTTGTTGATAAAGAAATAGAAAGCGTACAGTCTGGGGTCAAAAAAACAGCATTAAAGGCATCGGCTGGCGCAGAATCAATGTATAAAAAAAGACCGGATCTTCAGTCTGATTTAGATTCTGCAATTCAAAAAATATCTGAATCGTCTAGCGATTCCAATCCTACTCCGCAAAGACTTCAACAGTCTCACGCCCCTCAACAACAGGGCCAGCCTCAAGACATCAATAAAAATATTTCTGAGGCATTTAAAAGAGGCGCAACGGCTGCGCAAATAGAGGCAAAAATAGGAAGACCACTTACTATAGAAGAGAAAAAACTTGGGGGTGCTCAGTGAGTGGCATCGCTGGCATGGGAGTTCCTTCGGCGCTTGCTCCGCAAGGCCCCATTGTTGACATTGAAAATGTCGCAAAGATACCTGATATTAAAAATACACCATTATCGCAAGGGATGGGGCCTATATATTCTGGCCCCAATATCGATGATCTTTTCCCGTCAAGTGTGTCTAGCGAAGGCCCAAATATTGATGATTTATTTCCAGATAATAACTCAGTACAAGCTGTTGACGAAAGTGCTGGGTTTTTCGAAAGGGTCAAGGCTGGGTTTGCCTCTAACGAACAAGAAAAAGAAGCTTATTTAAAACAAAGCTATGGCGAATCAAATGTTAGAAAAAACAAAGATCAATTTGAAATAAAAGAAAACGGAAAATGGAAAAAATTTAATAACGAATGGTTTGGTATTGGAGACCCCGCCAATCTTGGAAGACAGGTTGTTGTTGAGGCGGCGGCTTTGCCAGCGGAAATTATGGCGGGTACTGCGGCGGGCGCTGAAGCACTAACAGGTGTTGGCGCTCCGGCGGCAATACCAACGCTTGCGGCTGGGCGTGTTGTTGGCGGCGCTATGGGTGAGTATGTTGCAAGGGGTGCGGCTAATTTAGTTGGAGTTCCTAGATTAGAAAAATCAACAAAAGAACGTGTTGTTAACGACGCTGTTGCGGCTCTTGAACAGGGTGGGCTTCGTGCGGTTTTTGGTCATATTTTTGATAGGGTTGGGATGGCTGGATCTATCAAAAAAGGAGTTTCGTCTATTGCAAAGGACCTTGGTTTAGTAAAAGAAACTGCTGAAGAGGCTCTTGCTAAAGTCACAGACCCAATGACTCAAGTTACGATGAGGGCGATTAAAGATATAAATGAAAACCCATTAAGAGGTATTGGAAAAGAAGAAAGGCTTCAAAAGTGGGTTAAAGATGCCGCAGAAAGACAACATAAATCTGATGAAGTTGGCATAACAGTACTTCCAAACGAATTGTTTCCAAACAGTCCTGAAGCTCAAAAAATTGTTGAAGTAGCAAGAAAATCAAAAGAATTTAATAATTTTAGATTAAAACGTGGTGAAGAAATCCATGCAATAATATCAGAATTTGATAAATCTTTTTCAAAAGGTGGATCGGGAAATCTTACAAATCAATTTTCTGTTGGTAAAAATATTGATAAAGACC